CGGGATATAGATAAAACAGTCACCATGAACGAGCGGGTTATTCGGAACCTTGAAGATCAATACTATTCCACGTTGGGCGCGGTGAATTCCGACGGTATGCCACACGGGAAAGGCGGGGTTTCAAACCCTGTCGAACGCGTCGTGCTGAATATCCCGCAGTCCGTTTCCGACACTATCGCAAATATGCGCCGGGAAAACGAAAGGCTGACCGCGATAAAGGGCGAAATTCTTTCGGAGTTGAACGCCCTGAACTACCGCGAAAAAGCGGTGATTTACGGCTTTTACATAGACGGGCTTCAATGGGAACGTCTTTCGCAACGCGTAAATTACAGCCCGCGGCAATGCCGGAATATCCGAAACATTGCGTTGGATAGATTGGCAAAGCGCTTTGAGCAGAACAAGCGGATTTCCCGCTACGTTTTCCCGGAAAAATAAGATTGCCACCTATTGCCCGTTTTTCCTGCTATAATTGGCATTGTGAAAAGTGAACACAACGATACGGGCGGCGCATTCCTCCACGCCGCCGGAAGCCTGAAAACGGACCATGTTTTGAACATGGCCCGTTTTTTACGCACTTCCGCGGCAACGCCCAGAACGAAAAATGAAAAACAAACGAAAGGGGGCGCGGCGGACGCATGGCAAGAGAGCGAAACCCGGAACGTGACAAGGCCCGGCGGATATGGCTTGATTCTGGCGGCACGCTGACGGCCCGACAGGTTGCGGAGCAAGTCGGCGTAAAGCCTGAACAGGTCCGCAAATGGAAAAGCCTTGATAGCTGGGCGGCGGAACTTGAAGCGCAGAAACCACCGCGGAAGCGCGGCGGACAACCCGGCAATAAGAACGCCGCAGGTGCGGGCGCTCCACACGGGAACCGAAACGCGGAAACCCACGGCGCATATTCAACGGTTCGCCTTGCGGACCTCCCGGACGAACAGCGCGAATACATCGAAAGTATCACGCTTGACACGGGAACGAATATGCTTTCTGAATTGCAACTTCTGATTGCAAAGGAAGCCGACCTGCAAAGCAAGATTGCAAAGATAGAGAACGGCGACCCGGACGCGCTGTATATTGACCGCGTTGTTGAAATGTGTGCGCCAAAGAGTACGGAGCGTTTGGAGCAACAGCAAGAGAAACTGGAAACCCTGCGCCGTAAGCGTGATGACCTGACGTGGGAGATTGACAGCGGCCCGGATGGTAAGCCGCCGTCAAAGGCAAAGCAAAAGCAACTGGACGCATTACAACGCGAAATAGCCGCGCTGGAAGATACCACGGCAGACCGTCAAATGGAGTTGGAGAAATCCAGTTACAAAGTCAATATGCAAACAGTCATCAAGGCAAGCGCGTTTGATCGCGCTATGAAACTGGAAGCCGAACTGAACAAGATACACGGGCGTATCATCAAGCTACTTGATTCTATCAAGGGTTATGAGATGGAAAGCCGCCGCCTGCGCCTTGAAGAGCGCAAATATAATCTTGCGAAGCAAAAACTATCAGGAGCGTTCGACGTTGACCCTGAAACGGGCGAAATCATCGACGAAGTGGACGACCCGTGCGGCGACCCGGAAATTTGAAATAGGTTCTTTCGGCGGAGCCTACGGCCTGCGGGTCCGCGACGCCCGGCGTTTTTTTAGCCACGAAATTTTTTTGAACGCTTCCGGGCCGTGCCGATTTTTTCAGTATGGGGGTGTTTTTTCGAGAAATAAGGGCTTGGGAGGGGTGAAAAACCGTGAAACTTTACGACGTGCGGGCGATTGCCCGGTTTCTGGACGTGTCAGAACGGCGTGTCCGGCAGTTGCGCGACGAAAAAGTGATAGCGGAGGTTCGCCCCGGCCTGTATGACCTGATCGACACGAACCACCGCTATATTAACTACCTCCGAAAGCGAAACCCGGAGGGCGACGAAACCATAGATTACAACACGGAGCGGGCGAAGCTGGTTCGGGCGAAGCGCAAAAACGAAGAGTACGAATTGCAGTTGAAAGAAAATCAGCTTCACGCGGCGGAGGACATCGAAGCCGTTATGACTGATATGCTGGTAAACTTCAAATCCCGGCTTATGGCGATTCCCTCGAAGCTGGCCCTGGTCCTTTGTAAAAAGACGGACAAGGCGGAAATTTTCGCCCTGTTGAAAGACCACATCGACGAAGCGTTGATGGAACTTTCGGACTTCAAAACGACATTCGGGGAAAGGGTGAAAGAAGATGAAAAAAGCGACGGTTGACCTGTTCACCCGCATTTTCTCCGTTCTGGCCCCGCCCCCCAACATGACCGTTTCACAATGGGCGGACAAATACCGCCGCTTGTCCTCCGAATCATCGGCAGAGCCGGGGCGATGGCGCACGTCAAAGGCCCCGTATCAACGCGAAATCATGGACGCAGTATGCGACATGAGGGTTCAGAAAGTCGTTATCATGTCCGCGGCGCAGATCGGTAAAACGGACGCGCTTATATTGAATCCTATCGGCTACTATATGCACTACGACCCGTCACCGATTATGGTTATGCAACCAACTATTCAGATGGCGGAAACATTCAGCAAGGACCGTCTTTCACCTATGTTGCGCGATACCCCGGTTCTGCGCGACAAGGTGAACGACAAAAGCCGGAACAGCGGCAACACCATTTTGCAAAAAATCTTTCCGGGCGGTCATGTAACGATGGTAGGCGCAAATTCGCCGTCGTCCCTTGCGTCACGCCCTATCCGCATTCTGCTTGCGGACGAAATCGACCGATACCCGGCGACGGCGGGCAACGAGGGCGACCCTCTGTTACTTGCCGGAAAGCGTCTTGCGACGTTTTGGAATAAAAAAGAAGTCTGCGTTTCGACCCCTACCAACAAGGAAACGTCCCGCATCGCTGTTGAATTTGAACACAGCACGCAAGAAGAATGGAACGTACCTTGTCCGGCCTGCGGAGCATTCACGCCCCTACTGTGGGCGAACATCGTATTTGACCGGGACAAGCTGGACGAAATCGGCTGTACCTGCCCGGCCTGCGGCGTTGTTTCAAGCGAAACGGAGTGGAAAGAACAGTACATCAACGGAAAATTCGTTGCGGCCCACCCGGAACGAAAGGTTCGGGGCTTCCACCTGAACGCCCTTGCTTCCCTGTTCGTAGATTGGCGGGAAATCGTTGAAAAGTTCCTGACCGCAAACGAAGAGAAGAAAAAAGGCAACATCGAACTTCTGAAAGTCTGGACAAATACCGAAATGGGCGAAACGTGGGAAGAGGACGGCGAACAGATCGAAACGGACGACCTCTACAAGCGCCGCGAAAAGTATAATTGCGAAGTGCCGGAAGGAGTTCTTGTGCTGACGGCGGGCGTTGACGTTCAGGACGACCGTTTTGAAGCGGAAGTCGTCGGCTGGGGCGTGGACAAGGAAAGTTGGGGCATCAAGTATCAAGTCATTTACGGCGATTTGAAGCTAAAGCCCGTATGGGACGAACTGGACCGCTTTCTTTCACAGACGTTCACAACGGCAGACGGAAGACACCTGAAAATCATTTGCGCCTGCGTCGATTCCGGCGGACACTTCACGACGCAGGTTTACCGCTTCTGCAAGGAGCGGACAGCCCGCCGCGTGTTTGCAATCAAGGGCAAGGGCGGCGCGGAAGTCCCGTACTTCAACCGACCGTCAACGGCAAACAACATCAAAACCCCGCTTTTTACCGTGGGCGTTGATACAGGCAAGGCGCTTTTATATCAGCGTTTGGCGGTGCAGGAAGAGGGGCCGAATTACTGCCACTTCCCGCGGGAGAAAGACCGGGGATATACGCAGGAATACTTCAAGGGCCTAACCGCCGAAAAAATGGTTATCAGCTACAAACGGGGCAAAGCAC